AGATGATGCAGCTGATCGTGGATGCCGGCGTGAACGTGTGCCTGGTCTGCCACAGCATGATCCGGAAGTTCGAGCTCCCGGACGAGATGGGCAGCTACGACCGCTACATGCTGAAGCTGAACGAGAAGAACATCGCGCCGATCATCAAGGAATGGGTGGATATGATGCTGTTCGTGAACTACCGGACGGACATCGTCACCGATGCCGACGGCAAGACGAAGAAGGGCAAGGGCGGCCAGAAGCGGATCATGTACGCGAACCACAGCGCCTGCTGGGACGCGAAGAACCGCTTCGGGCTTCCGGATGAGATGCCATTCGACTTCGCCCAGGTCGCTCACCTGTTCGGCGAGGCGCCACAGGTGGAGGCAAAGACCGTTGAAGAGAAGCCGGTCGAGGTGAAGAAACCGGAGCCCGTGAAGAAGGACGCGCCGGCCACGGTCGAGAAGGCGGCGAAGATCCCGGAGAAGAAACCCGGAAAGATGCAGATGCGACGGCCGGAGAGCATGAAAAGCGAGGACGACGATAAAGACGAACTGCTTCAGACGCTCTGGGACATGATGGCGAAGGCCGGTGTGATCGACCCGCTGCTGGTGCAGAGCGTAGTCAGCGAGAAGGAGTATTACGACATTGCGGTGCCGATCCGCGATTATGACAAGGAATTCATCAGCGACGTGCTGATCGAAGCGTGGGACCAGGTGAATAAACTGGTACAGGACAAAATGAGCGACCTGCCGTTCTGAGCAGGAGAAAGAGAGGAAATAATATGGCGACCGAACTGAAAACCTATGACTGGGACGATGAGGTGGAGCTGACGGAGGATCAGGAGCGCGGAGGGCAGGAGACAAGCATCCTGCCGGACGGGAAGTATCCGTTTGAGGTCATCAAGGTCGAGAAGAAATGGTACGACGGCGGGGCGAAAATCCCGGCCTGCAACATGGCGAGCGTTTTCCTGCGGATCGACGGCGGGGAGCTTGGCACCGGTCTGGTGGTCGAGAACATCTACCTGGCGGAGGGCTTCGAGTGGAAGGCCGGCGCGTTCCTGCGGGCCATCGGTACCCGCAGCCACGGGGACAAGCTGGAGTTCAAGAAGCTGCTGCACTGCGACGGCGAGCGCGGCCGGTGTGAGATCTACGTGGAGGATTATGAGGGCCGGGACGGCAAGCAGCGCCAGAGCAACAGGCTAAAGCGGTTCTTTGACAAGGAAGAGGAGGCTCCGAAGAAGGCGATCAAGAAGGGGGTCTTCTGATGCCTTATAACGAGACGTTCAGCCACCGCCGGGTTTTGTATAAGAACCAGAACGGTGAGTGGCCGATGTTCACAGGAGAAGCCAGATTTGCAAAATGGCTTGATTTGATCGGTGGAAAATGGATTAAGGACGAGCGTCGGTATTTCCTTGGAGACGCACTTTCATACCTTCCAGACTTTACGCTGCATAACAGGAAGCTGAATAACCTTATCATCGAGGTGAAAAATAGGAATTATGAACAGATCAAACCGATCGATTTCATAAAGATTGAACGGATGTATCAGAAAGGATACAACCTTCTGATTGCAAGACGCCCTCCTACGGATGTCAGCTTTCTGAGAACAGACAACGAAACATCGAATAGTTTTTTCTACTCTGGAAAGTATATCCACGGATGCAATGATGATGACATCATCTGGTTCACGCGTGATCCTGATGGTGAACTTGCACTTACCGTTATCGGCAATTACTCGGGGATTGAATTCATTGAAGAAGCCATCGAGGCAAATAGCTGTGAATTCATTCCGCTTTTTGATCCGGAGGATGATTGACAATGATGAATATCAATGAAGCCAGGGAGATCCTCCGACACATCCCGTGTGTGTCCATTAACTACCAGGAATGGACGAATGTAGGCGCGGCCCTCCACAAGGAGGGCCTGCCCTGCAGCCTGTGGGATGAATGGAGCGCGACGGATGGATCCAGATACCACAGCGGAGAGTGCGAGCGGAAGTGGAAAACCTTCGGCAACTATGCCGGCACGGACGTCACGATGGGCACGGTGTACCACATGGCCGTGGAGTACGGATACGATCCGACTGCCGGAAAACGGACCTACAGCTGGGACGACGTGATCACCTACGACGGCGAGCCGATCGACACCAGCGGGTGGCAGAAGGAAGATACCAAGCCGATGACACCGCCGCCGACGAACGACGCCTTCAGCCCGGCGAAAGAAGCATCCGATTATATCAGCGCCCTGTTTGAGCCGGACGAAAAGGTCTGCTATATCACGACGGCCTACCAGGATGAAGATGGCAAATATAAACCGTATGGCAAAACATCATCCAGGACAGCCAAGCAGCTGCTGGACAGCATCAAGAAGCACCCGAACGACATCACGCTGACCTTCGGCGACTATACCGAGGCCGCCGGCGTCTGGATCTGCTTCAACCCGATGGACGGCGAGGGCCGGACGAACAAAAACGTAACTAGTTACCGGTACGCGCTGGTCGAGTCCGACACACAGGACATTGATACTCAGTATCAGATCATTCAGGATCTGCGGCTTCCGGTGAAGATGCTGGTGCACAGCGGCGGAAAGAGCCTGCACGCGATCGTGAACATCGGCGCGGTGGATTATAAGCAGTACCAGGAGCGGGTAGACTTCCTGTACACGGTGTGCCGGAAGCACGGGCTGGTGGTGGACACCCAGGACAAGAACCCGAGCCGCCTGAGCCGGTTCCCCGGATTCCGGCGCGGGGAGAAGCTGCAGTATATCGTGGACCGGAACATGGGCCTGAGCGACTTCGTGGAGTGGCAGCACTACATCGAGGACGAAATGGTCGAGCCGCTGCAGGTGCAGAACCTGGCGGAGATCTGGAACAATATGCCGCCGGTGAAGCCTGAACTGATCGACGGGATCCTGCGGCAGGGACACAAGATGCTGCTGGTATCCTCATCGAAGGCGGGGAAGACCTTCGCCCTGGTGGAACTCGCGATCGCGATCGCCGAGGGCCGCCGGTGGATCAATTTCCGATGCAAACAGGGACCTGTGCTGTATCTGAATATGGAACTGGACGAGGCCAGCTTCGACGACCGGCTGAGGAAGGTCTACGAGAAGATGGAGCTGACAAACCCGCACATGGAAAACATCGACATCGTGCACCTGCGCGGGAAGGTCGAGGTGCTGGACAAGCTGATCCCGCAGATCACCAGGACCATGAAGGCGAAGGAATACGTGGCGGTGATCCTGGACCCGACTTATAAGCTGGGCATCGGCGACGAGAACGCAGCGGAGGCCGTGATCAGGTTCACGAACGCCATCGACAGGATCGCGAACGCCGGGGCCAGCGTGATCTACGCGCATCACCACTCAAAGGGCGCCCAGGGGAGCAAGGCGAGCATGGACAGGGCGAGCGGGTCCGGTGTGTTTGCCCGGGATGCCGACGCGCTGCTGGACATGATCGAGCTCCGGATCCCGAAAGAGCGGGAAAACGAAGTCAAGGCCGAATACGGCGATAAGGTGACAGCCTGGCGCATGGAAGCGACCCTCCGCGAGTTCCCGCGGATCGAACCGGTGAACCTGTTCTTCAGCTATCCGCTGCATGAGATTGACGCCCGGGGGATCCTGACGGAAGCGAACCTGGAAGAGAACGAGCGCAGCATGGAAAACGGGCGGGAGATCGGAAGCCTGGCAAAGAGCGCGAAGAAGGCGGACATGAAAAGCAAGCTCTACGAGGCCGTGAACAGGGACATCGAATTCGACGGAAAACGGAAAACCTATAAGCAGTACGCCGATGAGTTCGGGGTATCTGAGAAGACGATCAAAAGGTACATGAGCGAGTGGGAAGAGGACATCTGAAAAAGGGACAAAAAGGGACATTCCAGTTTATATAGGTATATGTCCTGTCCCTTACAGTAATGTCCTGCGGAACAGGGACAGGCGTCAAGCCTTGCCTGTCCACTGTCCGCGCTCAGGACATTGAAAGGAGTGACCCGATGAGATTCAAGCTGAAGATGATCCCGCCGACGGCGACCGCCCAGCAGAAGGGCGAGCGGGTTGTCGGAGGATACATCCACCACTACAAGAAGAAGAACGTCGCCGCCGCGGAGGCAATCCTCCGGGACGCGCTGCTGCCATACGTGCCGGCAGAGCCGATCGCAGACCGCGCCGTGTTCCTGGGGGTCGAATGGCTGTTTCCGTATCCGAAGAGCGCGAAGAAGCACCGGCCCGGATGGACGCGATGGAAGATTACCAGGCCGGACACCGACAACCTGAACAAACTGCTGAAAGACGTCATGACGGACATGGGATTCTGGAAGGACGACGCGCTGATCTGCCAGGAGGATATCCGGAAGCGGTACAGCGACGAGCCGGGGATCATCATCACGATCGGAGACGCGAAGGTGGCGGATTGGCCTGAGGGGGTCGTATGACAGAGGTAAAACCGTTCATCAAGTGCGTGGACTTCTGGCCGGACGGCATCCCGGAGCGGA